AAAGGAAATAGGTTACATTAATGAATTACGCAGACGGCTTTAAATCTATCCTTGAAGCTGCGAAAGACCGGAGAGGCGATTCATCTACAGACACGATGATCGTTGCTTCACATCTCTCGCAGATGCGGACATTTATCCTCCGTCGTGGCATTGAGTTTTACTGTGAGCAAGATAGCTACGGTAAGCGTAAAGAGTTTCTGCAGAAGATATATGACGACAACATGCTGGAGATGAAGCTTGACAGTATCATCGACCACTTCCTGTGTGACGGCCAAGGTCTGTTCTACTTCCGTCCTACAGGTGATACCTATCAACTGCTGTATTTCCCAAAGGATCGATACCGTGTGTATCGGGACCAGATGGGCAACATCGAGAACTGTGTTCTGATCTACAGCTTCGGTGTCAAAGGTAAAGATCAAATGGCTGGCATGTATGCACAGCCAGGTATGCGTGGCGGTAAGAAAAAGTATATCCGCTTGAGCGTATTTAAAGATCGGATTGAGCAGACCATCTCTGATGAGAAGATCAACTTTGAAGATGAGAATCCGTTGGGTGGCCAACGTGCCATGGGGCAGACAGAAACCCTGACCAACTCACTCAGCTTCATTCCTGCTGTTGAGGTCTTCAACCACCTCGACTGCACAGGTGAAGCAACTGGACGTGGTGAGTTTGATTGGCTGAGCCATCAGATCCTGTATCACGATGAGCTAGTGCGTAACGTCCGTAAGAACATGAAGTTCTTCGGCAACCCCACACTGCTGTCCTCACGACCTAAGCACGACATTGTTGAGTCTGGTGAAGGTGAGCAAGGCATCCGCCCCACCATTAGTTCACAGGCAGGCTTCCGCCCAATGCAAAGTGCGGGTTCACCTTTTGGTGCTCCGTCTCCTATCGATGGTCAGATCAAAGTTCCCCGTGTTATTGCAAACCTGGAGCCTACTGATCGTGTCAACTACCTGACGCCTGATGCTGTTTCTGGTGACCAGAACTTGTACGTCAAACAATACCGTTCTGAGATCCGTCTTGCACTTGGCGGGGTTGATGACATTGACATCAATACTGCAGCTACTGCATACGAAATCAAGACGCTTTACGGTCGTGTTGCTGCAACAGCTGAGAAAAAGGCTAAAGCAATGTTCGAGTTTGGCCTCTGCAAGCTCCTGGCCATGATGATTCAGCATGAGGAATTCTTGTTTGAAGAATCCTTTGCAAGTGCCATGGGTCTTGAGAAGCCCCCAGTACCACTGCCTGAAGTCTTCCCCGATACAGAAACATACGAACAAGCATTAGCCAAATACAACAAGGCGCAGCAAGACTTCCTGTCAAATAGGGACGAAATGTTCCGTGCTAAACTTGAGGCAGGTGAAATACCTCCAGGAGTTACTGGTCTTATTCCTGACGGCAGCACAAAAGTTAGCTGGCGTTGGACCGGGCAAGTATTTGAAGACGATTCCAACGATATTCTTCAAAACAGTATTGTTGTTCGTAACCTTCAAGAACTTGGTGTTGATTCTATTGAAGCACTGAAGTTCCTCTTCCCTGGCAAAACGGATGAAGAGCGAGCAGCAATGCTTTCTGGATATCCGTTCAGGATGGTTCAGCAAACTCAACAGTCTTTGAACCAATTTATTGGTCTCCTCGGCAATCTTTATCAGTTGCCACACCCACAGACGCCCAACATGCCTCTTGCGTCTGACCCCAACCTGGATATCACAGGTTTCTTATATCGATCACTTGAATTTTTACGTAAGGAGTTAAGTTACAGTGGAACCTACAAGTCAAGCGGCACCGACAACCGCCCAAGTAAGCTCTCCGACGCCGATCGCCTCCGTGCCCAGTTCGGTGAGCAGCCAAGAGATGAGCGCTCCGTCTCAATACCAGGCATCTCAACCCCAGGCTCCGGCGGTTTACCAGACCTCGACGGCTCCGGCTCCGGCGGGGAATCCATGGCAGGAAGCGTTCCAGGCTCTCAGCGCAAGTCTGAATACGCCCAGCCAATCCCTGGCCCAGGTACCGTCCTCGGCTTACCAGACTCCGACACCTCAGGTTCCTTCCCAGGTGTCATGGGCTTCAACTCAGGCACAGCCGCAAGCCCAGTATTCGGAAGCCCAGACATATCAGCCCCAAGCTTCAACCCAGGCGTTTTCGGCCCAGGACGTTCAGAGTTTATTGAGCCAGCAGGCCGCCCAACTCCAAAGCGCTCCGGTTCAAAGCGCACCCGCAAGTGATTCCTACCTGAGTCAGATCTCTGACACCAGCCTGGAAGTCCTTGAGCACTTCGGTGCTGAAGCTCCTGCGCTGCTGAACAACTACGCATGTGCCGTGGAAGATGCCCTGATCGAACAGGTCAAAACCACCCAGGCCATGAACGTGATGCTGAACGCTGCTGGTGAAGAGCGTGCTGCTATGAACGTCATGCTGACTGATCCCGACATTCTTGCTGACTACGTCAACGAGTTCTTCGGTGCTGAAGGTCCTTACCCGACTGAGACTCCTCAGGAAGCTATGGAGCGTGAGCAGATCGAAGCTCGTGAACAGTTTGAATCCGAGATCGAAGCTCAAGAGCAGCGTCAAGTTCCTCAGAACTTCCAGCGCCCTCAGATGGAAATGCCTACCCCTGGCCAACAGTCTTCTAACGAAGCAGCCAACTTCTGGGGCAACTTCTCTGAAATGATGGATAACAACCCTGAGAACGCTTGGCAGTATCTGTCTGGTGCAGCCCCCGCTGCTTTCCAGCAGAAGATGATGATCCAAGACGTGTGATCTAAGTGGGGGTCTTCGGACCCCCTACAATAGTTATTAAGAACAAAAGTATTGCATAACAATGAGTAATCACATGCGAGTTGGTTCACCTGCAAGGCATGGACTGCCTGACAACATGGCTCCTGGATATGAGGCAATGATTCCTGCTAATCAGGGCCTGCCTAATGCATTTGATGGTGTGGCAACACAAGGCATGACATCTGGTGCAATGAGCAAGGTGTATGCAGAGCAGCAGCCTGAGCGAGCCACTTATCAGGAAATTCAGAACAAGCAGCTGAATATACGTGATGGTCAGACTTATGCAATCAACGAATCTCTCGCTGGTGCACAGCAAGCATCATTGAAAGAAGCTGACCTTCGCAATAAAACCCAAACTGGTCTGACTCACGTTCTGGCAAGCATCGCTGAAAACCGTCTGCCAAGCAAAGGTGAGAATCTGAAAATGTTGGCTGATGCAACAGAAGCCGATCCTGATTTCTATAACAAAGTTGCTCGTGGCCGTTCAGCTGGCACAGGTAACTTTGCTTGATATTGATAGAATAAGGGTACTAATTAACAGATAAGTTGTGTCTGATAGTTGCTCTTGTCGAATGGCTGGTCAAAGATTTGAGGACACTGATCCTGAAATCTTTCAAACCATCTTCAAACATCTGACGTCTGATGGCGTCGATGATCAAGCAGCCAATCATTTGACAGCTGAGATGCTTCAGCACGGTGAGGACTTTGAGTCCTCGATTGAGAAGTATCAAATGTATTACGACAACTATATCTCCAAAGGATTCAATGAGCATGCGGCTCAAGCAATGGCTGTAGAAAGTATGGAAGGCAGAGAAGAACCTCCCGAGAAAAGTCAACGCTTTGCTATGCTGATTAGTTGACTATTTAATACTTAGCAGGTAGACTAAAGTATAATCAATAGACAAACTATATGGCACAAAAAGGTACAGGCGATTCCGTCAGAGCTTATCTGCGGGATATTGGACGCATTCCTCTTCTTGAGCACGACGAAGAAATTCTTCTAGGTCGTAAAGTTCAACGAATGATGGAACTGAACGAGATGAAGAAAGAGCTAGAGCTTAACGATCAATCTCTTGCTGATGTACTGGATGTGCCATTAAAGCAAATCAAACGAGAGTTCCGTGATGGCGAAAGAGCTAAAGACAAGATGGTTACTGCAAACCTGCGGCTCGTGGTTAGTGTTGCAAAAAAATACACTAAGCGCAATATGGAACTACTCGACATTATCCAAGAGGGAACCATCGGGCTCGTCCGTGGTGTTGAAAAGTTCGATCCTGGCCGGGGGTATAAGTTTAGTACTTATGCTTATTGGTGGATCCGTCAGGGTATTACGAGAGCTATCGCCGAGAAGTCACGTGCAATTAGACTCCCCATCCACGTTACTGAGAATCTCAACAGACTTAAGAAAGCACAGCGAGAACTATCACAATTGAACGGTCGTATGCCCAACGTGGCAGAGCTGGCTGAAGAGCTTGGTCTTACACAAGATGACGTTAAAGATCTGATGTGTAAGGCACGTCAGCCAACGTCACTTGAAATCAAGATCGGAGAAAACCGTGACACTGCACTGGTGGACCTGCTTGAAGATGACACTCAAATCCCTGAGGAGATTCTTGAAGCAATGTGCATCAAAGAAGATATCCGCAATCTGATTGGCGATCTTCCTGAGATGCAAGCAAGCGTAATCTCCATGCGTTACGGCATTGGCCATGAAATGCTTGAACCAATGTCTATGACAGCAATTGGTCAAGTACTAAACATGTCACGTGATCGTGTTCGTACTCTTGAGCAAAAAGCTCTGAAGGCTTTACGTGAGCACTCTGCGAAGATCAACGAATATCTCTAATACAATAGAGATACTGTGTAGGTCAAGGCATGGGAAGAGACGTCTCTGCAACATTAGATAGATACGATCTTCAATACGGCGGTATGGGCTCGACGAAGCAGCAAGCTACGTCAGTCAACCGTCGTTTAGATTATGCTGCTGGTAATACAATTCAAAACCCTGTCGTTGAATCAATTACGACTGCGCCTGCAACCTTAAATTTTGAAAACTCTGTAGGCCTGTTTGGAGCAGAAAACACTTTTGTAAAAGTACAGCTCAATATTATTTCAGCAGCAGTGGCTGAAGAATCATTTGAAACTCCTGACGGCTACTTTACTGCATTTGTAGATAGACGGGCGGCATCTGGTGACGCCCCGGATTACTTATCAGCATCTATTGCAGACACCCTTGATCTGACAACTGTGAATACCTATGAGCCTGCCAGAATGACATCCTTGATTGGTGGAGTGGTAAATCCTGTTGTGTCTGTCAATCTAGAGAACCTAAAGACAGGAAATATCTATATCGACAATTACTTGGATATGGAATTGTATGGCCCTGATCGTAGAGCTATAGGAAATGACACGATTTACGTTGATATTGATGGGTTCTTTTATATTGGATTCCATGCACGCAAAACAAAGCGACTTCCGTATAAAGCGAAAGTCACTGTTGGTTCTGAATTGTTATCTGACTTAGTTCTTACTGACGAGCAACGTCGATATAGAATTAAGGCGTAGGCAGAGGAGAGATCAAACGCTTCAGCACAGCACCACCACTGATCTTGCTGAATTGATACTCCTGAAGCAGTGCATTCGTAGTGGGATCAACGATAGCCACACGATCAACTCCACGGTGCACAGGGAACTTGAAAGTATCTGTGGTGTCTTCCCACAGCAGCTCAATGTGAGTGTTGATAGAAGTCGGGATCACAACTTTGACATCGCCATCAGTGCGGCTGACAGTAAAGATTGAGCAGTTCAAATACTGCACAGTGCCTTTCTTGTCATACCACTTAGGGAAGAGATGAAAGTCCCGTCCATTAGGACGAATAAAAGTAAGGTCACTACCAGTCTGGCCAGTGACATCATCATATCCCTTCAAAGTAAGACGGTCAGCCATCTAATTTCGCCAACGACAATATAACTATTGTAAGTGATTTCTAGTAGACCATTTCAGATTATCTGCTGAACAGTTACTACGATCACCATCCTTGTGCGTTACACCTGAGCAGCCTTTACTACGGCCATAAGGTGTAGGCGAAGGTCCAAGGAATGCAAGGGCAACTAGTTTATGAACATATACTGAGACTACAGACTTACGACCAATTCTCTGTGTGAGGTTAACCGACAGATATCCTTTCTTGTTTACTTTTGGTCTGAGGATACGTTCGATCGAACCCTTGGTACTTTTTACTTGACCAAGCTTATTTACGTAGTATTCGATGCAGCATTCATATCCAGGAAGACTGTGAATCGGCTTCCATTCTCCGCAATCAATGAATTCCATTACCCCTAATATTTTGTGGCACTTAACCCATAATAGAAGATTTTAAATTACTATTTGAATATGTGACTAGTCGAAGTCACTATAAACACTTTTTAGTTTCTGGAGTTATTATCCCATGTGGATTGATAATGATTTTCCGAAGCTTCTTGGTGCTGAGCTTTATCGTCCCCACCCCGCATACATCATTGAGATGGCTGTGGAGCCTGTGGTGGTCCACGACTTCAGCAAGCAACCCGGTCAGACTGTTCAGCTCGACCGTTATCGCTTCTGGGGCAAGCCTGGTACTAAGGAGTCCCGTGAGCGTACTGCTGACCAAACTCTTGGCACCGCATCTGCACGCAACATTGTGAAGGACAAGGTGCTGGTTACTCTGCGTGAGTACACCGGACCTGCCGACACCCGTGACAGTGCACAGCCTTCTACCTTCAAGGTTGCACGTGAAACTCTGATCACTGCCCAGCGTCTTCTGCTGGACACCGGCAACCTCAACGTCTTCCACCAGTCCATCGGTTCACTGACACTGCTCGACGACTACCGTCGTTGGCGTGACCGGGTGTTCGCTAACGAACTCCTCAAAGCCGAAGCCAACGGTGCTGCTAACAAGGATCAAGGTGGTTACTACCTGCCTGGTTCCAAGACCAAAGGCGGTTCCGGCGGAACCTTGGGTGTGACCTACGGCGCTGGCGAATCTGCCAAGTTCGATGTCACCACCGACCTGCTGGAAGTTGTTAAGGACATGCGTAAGCGCAACGTCCCTACCTTCGCTGACGGTTACTACCGTTGCATCGTCGATCCCACCGCAATGATGCACCTGCGTCAGAACAGCGACTTCCGTGAGATCGCACGTTATCCCGGCCAAGGCATGATCAACCCGATGCAGCCTAACGCCGCCCCTAACGCCAACTTCTACCAAGGAATGGGACCTGCCTACGGTCAGGCTGGTTTCGTGGCTGGACAACCTGTCATGCCGACTGGTTTCCTGTTTGAAGGCGTCCGCTGGTTCGAGAGCACCAACCTCCCCGAGACCACCTACAACCTCGTTGTTACCGATAACAACAGCTCTGCTGCTGACTACACCGCCAGCCAGCTGATCTTCTTCGGTCCTCAGGCTGTCGGCGTGGGTATTGGTGGAAACAATGCTCAGATCCTGCTGAACAACAACGACGACTTCAGCCGCTTCATCATCATGATCTGGAGCCTCTTCGCTGGTTTTGAAGTTCTGAACAAGGACTTCATCACGGTTGGTTACTCATTCGTTTATTGATAGGAGTTACTAACTATGTCCGTCATTTATCCCGGCAACTACGTTGCCCACCTGAACGCTTACAAAGGCCAGGGCGTTGAAGCTATCCCCGGCGTTGAGTTCTATCAAGTCATCGGCGTCCTGACTGCTGATGGCACTGTTGCTTCCGGCACCAAGTCCCTCGTGATCCCTTCCCCGGATCAGCGCTCTGACGACAAGCCCCGTCTCGACAAAGCTTTCGTCATCCCTGCTGGTGCTTCCATCTACCGCACAGCTGTGAACGTGGAGAACCTCTCCTCTTCTGCTGCTTCCGGCACTATCCAGGCAACCGGAATCTCCGGTGGCGTCACCCTGACTGCTTCGAGCAAACTGTTCGACGCTAATGGTGCTGCTTCTGGTTTCGACCTCAGCTCTGCTATCACTCCTCTGGTTTCTGCCACGACCGTGACCGCAACTGTGTCTGACGACCTGGCTCTCGTTGATCCCAACTCTATTGGTGCTGTCATCGTTGAAGTCTGTTACTACATCGATGCCCCTGCTCCATGTGGTGATGATATCCATCTCGGATACAAAGTTGAAGCTGGTCAGTCTGCCTGATTCATATCAACTTAATTCACAAGGCTCTCTTCGGAGGGCCTTTTTTTGTGCCTTATAATTATGAAAGAAGATTCAAATACCCTAATGGCTAGCAATCTATTCCAGGATGATAATACTGGCAAACTCGTAGAGTTCATCAATAAGATTGATGGTGAGTATGCAATGGTGCGTGACTCTGGTGGCGCTATCAGTTATGTGAACCTGAGTTCACTTACTCCTTATGACAAAGACAAAGGACGTCTCGCCAAAGTTGAAGCCCCTCAAGTGCAGCCTGCACCAGAAGAGCAAGCACCTGCAACCGTGGTTCCCCTTGAAGACACACGTTTGAACCTGAACACTGCTCCCCCGGAAGTTATTTCCAAGCGTCTGCCTGGTGTTGGCTATGCAACTGCCAAGCGTATTGTTGAGCTGCGTATGTCACTGTCTGGTGAGCGTTTCTCTAACTTGAAGCAGCTTGAGAATATTCCCCGTGTTAACTGGGAACAACTTATCAAAGATGATCTTATCTTTATCGCTTGATAAAATAAAGTTACTACAAGGTAGATAGATGCAACAGCTCACGCCTGAAATGCAGCAAATGCTGCTAAACGCTATCGCTCAGAAGAACGAGTCACAAGTTCCTGATGAACTTGCCACGGGTGCTGGAGCTGCTGTTGGTGGATTAGCTGGAGTTGGTATTGCTCAAGCCCCGCACATGGTAGGCAAAGGGCTTGGTGCAATTCGTGGTACTAACCGCATGATGAAGCCTGGCTTGCGTATGGCAGGAGGTCTTGCAGGATTGCTTGGAGGCGGCGCACTTGGACCAGCAATTGCCCAACAGTTCAATAGCAGTTCACCTGAAGCTGAGCTTCTGGCTCGCATTCAAACGGGAACAACTGCTCCTGGTGATGAACTCGTTCTGCAACGCATGCTGGCAGATCAGTACAACAAGATTGGTATTGCCTGATGGAATTAGATGATCTAAGTAAATCAAAGGTACGTTGGCACCTTGGTTTCAATGCTGGCTCAATGATCCCAGCTGGTGACCGTGCACGTTTGGAAGAGGCAATGTCCCTCATTCCTGATGAGTATTGGTACGGGGAGATCATTAACCACATCCGTCGTTGTGACGTTGCGTACGAGAACTCTGAATACTTCCCACGGGATGCATCAGGTTCACCCAACTACAGCCGTTTGGAACAAATTGCTGGTGACGTCCAACGGACGATGGCAACCTCTGATCCTCTCAAGGGTGATCAATACTTCCGTGAAATATACCTGCGTGAAGTCGATCGACTAGCCGAATCTCTCTACGTGCCTAATTATCGTAGGCCCGAGCAACGTAGGTATGCCTTTGAAAGGGCAGGCAGTGAGTTCATTCTTGCAGTCCCTGGTCCTGCTGATACAGCTGTTGGTTCACGTATTTATCTCAACGAGAATTTCAGATAACCACAAAACCACAGTAACCACGCTGCTTACCTAACCCTTGAAAATGAATATTGATAGGGGAGGATAGAGAGGAATAAATTAGGGTATTTATAGAAAACCACAGTGTTTAGCGTGGTTAGAATAGAGTCAGGTAACTGTGAGATAGTGATGCTTCCTCCGTTCATGGGCAAACCTGATGTTGTCCGCACCAAAGGTGACGGTGACTATCAGTCAAAGCTGGCTCAAGCAAATGCGTTGCAAAACAATGCTTTCATCTTTGGCATGCAGCAAGCCTTTGAACAAGGCGGTGGAGCTGCCATTTCTGCCAATCGTGACCCTGTTCGTGGTAACTCCAACTTCACCACTGGTGATGTGATGGGAGGTTCACAAGGTAACTTCAAACCAACGAGAGATTCAGCTGGCAATGTTGTCATGACTGACTTCTCTAATCAGACTGGATTCGGTCCTGCTACTGGCACTTCCAGTACAACTAATCCCCAGATCGATCCCCGTATGCTGGGACAAGATGCAGAAGCTCGTGTAGCAATGCTGCAGCAAGGTGTTCAGTTTGGTGGATACAACAATCGTCAACAAACCTATAGAGCTTGATCATGGCTAGTGCACGTCAACAGGAGCGTATAGATGCGAGGCAGAAGCGTCGTGAAATGTTTGGGATGGATAAACCAGTCCAGAAGTCAAACTCCTCCCACGCCGGGTCTATTGTGGACTCTCTTGTGCCTTCTCCTGGGAATCCACAAAACCCGAATCATCAGGCGATGAATCCCCTCAACCTGTATGAGCAGCCTGCAGGTAGCAATACAGTTGATGGTAAGCCTTACAAGATGCCTTTCGGCGACATGGAGTTGGCCAATGATGGCCGTGCTGGATACGTTTCAGCAGCAACTCCTCCTTCAGGCACTCGTCAGGGAATGATGGGACATCGTGGCCAGAACATGGCGCGTGATGGTGGTCAGCTGCAAGACACTGATGCCAGTGCGTTCGACAAGTTGGACATGGATTATCACGGCATGCAAGCCATGGACCGTGCAAATAAAAACTATGCTGCTGCTCAAGATAAAACTCCTTCCTACAATATTGATGGGCTGGGGATATCTGGAACCCAAGCAATGGCAGCTGGCAATCCTCAACTCCAAGAGCCCCCGCCACGTATTGGTCAGGAGCTAGGATTACAGGGAGTGCAAAGTGCACAAGGTGTCAGCTTTGGTGGACAACCAGTTGGCAACGAAATGGTACCTGGATCAAGTAAAACAACTATTCGCAAGCAAAAAAGAGGAGCTAGAAAGTAATGGCCGCAACGTCTACTAATAAACAACCACTGCTAGTTGACCGTGTATTCCACGAGGTCTACAGCATGAATGACGCAACCATTCTGCAGACCGACGTTACTGGTACTAACTTTGCACAGCTGATCCTTAACTGCTCCACTAATGACGGTGGTGTGATCGAGGACATCTACGCCATCTCTCGTGGCCAGGACGGCAGCTCAGCCGACTATGTGATCAATCTGTACCTGTCAAGCGATCAGGACTTCTTGAGGCCCTCCTCGCAGTCAGCTGGAGCTGTCTCCGGTGGTATCTACGTTGGATCCATTACAGGTGGTTCTACAGCTGGTGACATCACTCACCGCACTGACATGCCGTTCATTCTTGCTCCTGTTCCTCAGGTTGGCACTCAGCAAAAAGCTACTGCCTTCTATGTGCCCAAGGGTAAGAACTTGTGGGCAGCTCGCTTGACCAGCAACCTGACTGACGCTGTTACTAACGCACCTCTGATTGGAATCCAGGGCGGATTCTTTTGATCCATGCCTCGGAAGCAGAACGGCTTTGGTGCTCCTAAAGCTAATCAAGGCTTCAAAGGAGTTAGCAACAGAACTGACATTGGTAGAAAGAAAGGAGCTGCTGGTTACTATCCCAGTGACCGCAGCTTCGGTTCTACTGTCAACCGTACTGCTATTGAACAGTTCGACATTGACAGCGACTGGTCATCATGGCGTAAAGGACTTGAATACTATTATCAGTTTGCGTGGTATCGGCTGAAGGGACTGGATGATAATCCCAGCTCACCCACGTTCGATGAATACGTAGATCTGGACTTCAGCTCCAAGCTATATCAGGGCACGCCTGAAGAGATTGAAGTAAAGTTTGACGGATATAAGTTTGCCACCAAGGATTCGGATACAAACAATCACTTCGTTATCAAGCGAACTCCTGTCAACCCACCGTCGCTAGGAACAGTGGCTGCCGTAAGAGCAGATCAGCAACTATATCCAACAAACTTTCAGAACAAGGAAGTACACGTACAGCTCAACACGTCAGTTGACACACCTCTGCTTACCAACATGAGTGGTGATCGGGTGACTGATGGTGTCACAGAAGCAACAGTGAAGAAGGTGCTGACTTCTGATGGACGTCCGGCACTTTATCTAGGAAAGTCAACTACTTCAAAAGTCTTCGTAGAAGTTCCAACGGTTGAGCTACAGGGCAACGCTTTCATTCAATCAAACAACAATCAACTGTTCTCTCTAGTGGGGAAGATTGGTTATGTTCCCGACCTCTACACACGTAGAGCGTTCTCTAGTACAACTGATGAGCTGAGAGATGATAGGGAGACATTTACTCTGGACATTATCTCCAACGAATCACCACAGCTATTTCAGATCCTAGATCAACAGCAGCTGCCAGCCACCCTGTATGACATTACAGACCTCACTCCACTGTTCACTACGTCTAACGCTATTCCCACTATCAAAGGGCGATACACATTCCAGAAGGACAAGTACCAGGCAGAGTTCGGAAGCCAGTACCTGACTGCAGACTTGGTAAAAAGTGAAGTCACTGAGCTGAGCTACACCATTCTCCCCTTTGTAATACAAAGCGTACAGGAACTACAAAACGGTAATACATTGATTGAGGCAGAAGTCTTTGCAGGAGAAGTAAAACTGTATGCACCCGCAGACAACGGCTTCTTTGTGTTCACAGACTTCAGCTTTACAAGGCTTGTGCGTGACGAGTACAACGGTACCTACTACCACACAGAGCAACCTGGAGGAACAGACTGGCTGAGATTGGAGACTGACATTGACCCATGGATGGATGAGATATTCACATCAGGCAATCCATTGATTCCAGCCACTCTCTACACCTGCTCCTGTCCTGCTTATTCTCATGCCAAGTTGGCCATGCCACAGGAAGGACAAGACGAAACAGAGAAGCGAAACAACAGACAGTCACGGTATCCCCTGCCTACAGCCAAAGGTAAAGCTGATGCTGATCAGCAAGGATTAGCCAAAGCCGCTGGTCGTATTGCTAGCTGGGAGAGTGAGCGTCAAAGGCTGAGCTTCAAACAGTGCAAGCACACAATTGCTGCAAAGTTTATCGAGAATATCAAGACTAAAGAACCTAACCAGTATCCAAGTCAAGACAGTCGTGACAAGTTTGAGGCAAAGCTCAAAGGTGAGATCAAAACAGTTGGCTCTGAGTTCACTGATTCCTACAGACGTGGTGGCTTGAGTGAAGAAGAACTGGTGTTCGCAATGGCCGGTAGTTTGAATCTCGATGAAATCGAGCTGGCGTATGTGATGCTATTCAGCTAGATACAATAGTAAAAAACGGTAATACGGATGCCCGAGCCTAATTACAGTACCTTGACACCAAACTTTCGGGACTTGATTGATGCAATCAACCTGAAGAGGATTGAGAACTATCAGGCTGTCAAAGAGTATCCAGCTAACTACGCTGGCCTGGTTGCTGCAATCTTAGATCTGAACTGGGGACAGGCAGCTACAGGACCACAACCACCTACGTGGGATGAAGCGTCAGGTACCTTCCCTGCCTCTCCCTCAGAAGGTGCACTGTGGTATGACACACGTCAAGGTCGCCTATATGTCTACGCACATGGTGATTGGTATCAGACAAATGGTGGTGATGGTTACGCAACAGTGCAGGCAAACACTGCCCCTAGTCAGCCTCTGCCGGGTCAGTTCTGGCTAGATCCTCTGCCGAATGAACTTTATGTGTTCAACGGAGAGGCATTCCAGCCGGTGACATCTTCTCAGACACTTACAAAAGACCAGATGGAAACAGTCTTAAATGCTTCTGCTGACTTTGGTGAATTCAAAACTAATATGTTGGCCCTAATTAATTCATAGTTAGTTAAAGTTAGTGTAATCGGTGGATACATTATGTTTGACGCAGACGATTTTAAACTGTCGATGGAATCTCAGCTGAAGCTGCGGATCATCAGCGATGAAATTGACAACTGCAAGAATATTGAGGCGTTGAAAGAGCAGCTCAAAGATTGTGTCAAGATGACAATGACATATCAGCAGATGCTTCAAAAGGTTCTAGAGAGAACTATCATTCGTGATTTAGATGATTGGATTGAAAAGATAGAACAAGAAGCCAGCTAAAATATATAAAGTAGTAGCTGTGCGCCAGGTATGCCTGCAATTGGGGAAACTAAAACTCTTTATGGGCGTTCCTACGTGTACATTAACCCTGAATTAGGAAACGGTCCCGGTACCTGGGCATTATCTTCTCGTGATCTGTCACCGTCAGACCAAGGAGATGACATCAGTATTGCATACGGATCAGGAACGTTAGCAGTCGATTCACCTTCTGTTCAACGTGGATCCCTGGTTTACTTCAATGCTGGAGGCCAGCTATCAGCGGCTATAGCAAATAGTGTGACTGAAGGTATCCCTGTTGGAGTTGCTCTAAACGCTTCCAACCCTGGACAGCAAGTTACATTTACCAATAGCAATAAGCTTGACTTCAACTCTCAGCTCTTGGTAGAAGGTGCACCTTCTGCATTAATTCCTGGAGAACTTTACTACTTAAGTTCGACTGAAAAAGGGAAGTGGACAACCACACCAGACACAACGACAACAGGAAATGTAGTTGTCCAATGCGGTCAAGCAATGGGCGAAGGCTTTATGGCAATTGAAATCCAGCAACCAGTAGTGGTCTAATGGCAAACCGTAGTCTTACAGTCCTGAACCCTGCTGGTTATCAGGAGATCTTACAAGCAGCTGATAAGCTGATAGTTCCCGGTGAAATGCAAGTCAATAGTCAACTGACTGTTGGCCAACCAATTATTAATAATGGTAGTGGTACCAGTCAACTTGGAGATATACAAGCCACCACTGCTTTGTTTACTGGTGATATAACACTCGATTCTAATAGTATTGATTCGATTAGTATTGTTTTGGGTACTGACGGATCCGTAACCCTCAGTGGCAGATTAACCTCGGGTAGTGTTGACATCGGTGGCTCTACAGTCATCGATGGCATCCTTGATGAAGATAACCTCGCAAGTGACAGCGCAACTAAACTTGCCACACAGCAATCAATCAAAGCGTACGTAGATACACGAACTGCAGAAGAAAAAGATTTTACTATTCGTGGAAATACTGGTGCAGACGATACGGTCAGCACTGGAGAGATTCTCTCCATCATGGGTACTGCTGGTGAGATCACCACAGCAATCACTGACAATATGGTCACGATTGCATTTACTCAAGATGTAACGGTCCCACGTGATTTAAATATTACTCGTAATCTTCAGATCGCTGCTAATGGAACTCTGAAGTTTGGGACCAGCACAGCCGTCAGTTCAATTCTTGATGAAGATGATTTCAATAGCGATAGCAATACAGCTCTTGCAACTCAACAATCAATCAAGGCGTACGTTAATAACTTCCCGACTGCGACCATCACAGACAAAGGATTTCTGTCAGCTTCTGACAAAAACAAATTAGATGGTGTACAAACTGGAGCTACTGATGATCAGACTGGAGCTGAAATCAAAGCTCTATATGAGCTAGAAGCGAATGCCTATACCGATACAAAAGACACGAAGCTGACTGGTATTGAGACTGGAGCACAAGTTAACGTAGCAACTAATCTTGGGTTTACTGCAGGAACAAGTACTCTTACTTCTAGTACTGGTACTGGTGTTGTAATTCCAGCTGCTGTGCCAACTGGTAATGCAGGTTTGCTTAGTGGCGCTGATGCTCAAAAGCTCAATACTCTGACTTCAGATCTTGCTGGAAAGGCCGACTTAGTTGGCGGTAAGCTCAGCACTTCTCAGCTGCCTGATCTTGCAATAACTGAGTTCCTTGGCACAGTTGCTAATGAATCAGCAATGACAGCACTCACTGGCCAAAAAGGTGACTGGGCAGTAAGAAGTGATGTTGGTAAGGTTTACGTTATCACTGGAGACGATCCAACAGATAACGGAGATTGGACTGCCTTGGCATACCCTGCTCTACCTTCCGACGACATTCTGTTTGCTGCAGATAGCGGTGCTACAGATTCAGTAGTATTGGGAGAGACAGTCACTATGGCTGGTACTACCAATCAGATTGTGACTACTGTCACTAACAATCAGGTGCAGTATGCACTTACATCGAATGTAGAAATCACCGGCACACTAACTGCAGACACAGTTGATGCCGATATTGACGGAGGCGTTTACGCAAGCTAATGGCATACGGAACTCTACAAATTGGCGTCACTGGTCCCCAAGGACGCATTGGCTCAGGTACTGAATATCACATTGATACTAAGTACAACAAAGCTCTTAGTTTTGGTGACATCGTTGATCGCTTCGATGCTAAAGCTAATAAGTACGGAGAGACGGGACGTAACATTGTATTCTCCAATCCAGATGTAGCTGGTTTGGTTTACAACCCTCTTGCTTCGAGGTCAGAAAAATTAGATCTAATACAACGTGCAGCTGGTGCTCACAGTCACAGCATGCATGATGACTTTCACTCTTTTGATTACTACGCTCCGATAGGAACGGATCGTTACGACAAGAGTGCAGAGGGTGCTCCTATTTATCTAGTGGGAGCTGAAGGCCTGTCAGCACAAGGTGACAGTGGTGGTGGCTATGGCAACTTTGCTTTTGTTGAAGACGGTTTAGGAACGGTGCTCAGCAAAGTGGGGCATGGTGACACAAATGAAGCAGTCTTTGCTGGTGGCACGTTTGGCAGTACGGCTGAAGGAACTAAACCAAGCAAGCAGCAAAGTGCTGTAGAGAAAGCCAAGTCTTACAGCAACATGTCTAAGGCTGAGCTAGATGCTGCCTACGATAAAATGAGAAGTGATCCTAATGCTGCAGCAGAAGGGATGAAGATGCATAAAGCTTACTTCGGTAAAAAATAATGGCAGAGAGAGCTAAGGCAAAGTCAAAAGCAAAGTCACGCATTGACAAAGGTGCAATGCGTTGCAACAAGCCGAAGAGAACTCCTGGGCACAAGACTAAGTCTCACATTGTGAAAGCCTGTAAGGGCGGCAAGGAGAAGATTATTCGATTTGGTCAGCAAGGCGTAAAGGGTGCTGGTGCTAATCCAAAGTCCAAGAAAGACAAAGCACGTAAGAAGTCTTACTATGCCAGACACAATGCACAGGATTCTAAGCCAAGTATTTTTTCTGCTCGTTACTGGGCACACAAGGTGAAGTGGTGATGCAACGAATGGCAGGCGAGGCAATGCCAAAGGGCTTCTTGCCCAAGGCATATCTGATCGGCGAAGGCTGTGAAACGAAGCCTGTCGATACGTATCCGGCTCCAGTGAAGCCGACAATCCAGGCTAGACCTGGAGTGATGATGCCACGATGAGTAGAAAGAAAGCGAAAGGATTAGCCAAAGCATTCAAGAAAATGTCTCACCGCAAAAAAGGTGGAACCAAAGGGACATTCACTGCAGCCGCAACAAAAGCTGGCTATCCAGATACTCCAGCTGGACGCAAGCAATATGCGAACAAGGTTTTAAAAGACCCTGATGCAACCACTAAAATGAAGAGGAAGGCTACCTTCTATAAGAACATTATCAATAAAGACTAATGGCTGAAAAGAAGAAAAAGTCGAGGGTCAATGAATCTGGCTGTTATACCAAGCCAGGGATGCGGAAGAACCTGTTCAATAGCATCAAAGCTGGCAGCAAAGGCGGTAAGCCTGGTCAGTGGTCTGCACGCAAAGCTCAACTTCTGGCTAACCGCTACAAAAAAAATGGTGGTGGCTACAAGAAAGGTTGTAGCTGATGGCTAAACATAAAACTCAAAAGTCCTTAGACAAGTGGACGAAAGAAGACTGGGGAACTAAGTCTGGAAAGAATAGTACTCAGGGTAAAAAGGCAACTGGTGAGCGCTACTTACCTAAAAAAGCTCGTGAAGCTCTGTCTGACAAAGAGTATGCACGGAGTACAGCTAAGAAGCGTGCTGCTATTCGTAAGGGCAAGCAATTTAGTAAGCAGCCTGATGACGTGGCCAAGAAAACAGCACGTTATCGATAGAATAAACGGAGGGTTATTACTCATCGTTTAGAGCTTATTAGCAATGAAAATTCAGTTAAAGCGCAGTAGCGTACTTGAAGGTGGTTCGGCTAAGGCACCATCCGCTGGCGGTATGGAGTTCGGTGAACTCGCCATTAACTTTGAAAGTACTGATCCAACTATTTTTTATAAAGATAGTGCAGGAAATATTCGTGACGTAAAACTTGGAATCTTACCTGACTTAAGTGATAGCAGCTTCCAGTCAGGAACTCTGGATGATCGATTCCTAACCTTGACTGGTGGAACTCTGACGGGCAATGTCGTAGCTCCGAGCTTCGTTGGTGGTGTAGCTCGTGTTTCTTCTACACCTCCTGCATCAGCTGTTAACGGTGAGTTTTGGTATAACAAAGACGACGGGCGTACTTATATCTATTACACGGACGTTGACTCCAGTCAGTGGGTGGATGCTTCTCCTGACACATTTGCACTAACAGAGAATTTCTACAGCAAGACTGCTGCAGATGCCAGATTTATGTCGTTGTCTGGAACTACCAACACTGCTTTCGATCAAGCAACAGGGAATGCTGTGTTCGCTGGTGATATTACTTGCAACAGTATTACACTCACCTCTGGATTATTTGCAGTTAATGACACTTCAAATTTGGGTGGTCAACCTCCTAGTTACTATTTAGATTACAGTAATTTCACTAACACTCCAACTCTTTCAGACCTTGGATATGTCGGCGACCTTAATGCTGAAGCCAACCCTGGAGTTGCTACGACGTCAACAGACGGCTTGCTGTCTAGTGGAGATAAAACCAAGCTTGACGGCATAGCTGCAGGCGCAACGAATGTCACTAATAATAATCAAATTACTAACGGAGCTGGTTACATCACGTCTGCTGGAACTGCCGCTGAAGCAAATCAGTTGAGCGCAACTCGTACGTTTGCACTTACAGGTGACGTAACTGGATCAGCTACGTTTGATGGATCAGGTGACTGTTCAATCGCCACAACATCAGTAGGCGGAAGTGGAGGTTTTGGTACTCAGACTGTGACAAGTATCAACGATACTGTCCAAACTTCTACAACTATCCAGTCAACAACTACTATTGCATTTGCAAACACTGTTGATGACTTATATGGTGCTGGTGCCGGTTCCATTCTTCATTTCCAAATGACAAATGATGGTGACGCTATCGACTTACAATTTGATAATTTAAGCTCAGGTGATCAGTTCGTCGTGAACTTTACTGCCGGTGCTGAAACATATACATATTCATCGCATATTATTCAGGCTGACTTTCCTAAAGATAGATTAGTTGTTTCTTACACTGGAACTGGCACAAGTAAAAGCCAAACTAATCTGTCTGTTGATTTCCCAGGCCCTCAACAACGTCGAATAACTGGTAGCAATACTCCCATCTGGAATGTTGATTTTCCAACTGTAGAACTTGGTGGTGTTATTTACAGCACTGATGATTGGGATGTTTCAGGTTCTCAAGCTACACATAAAAGTAGCAATCCTGGTGTTGGTCAATCAGCAACCATTATTCAAGAAGGTGCCGATGTAGCTTTTGGTTCGACTTCAGATGACAGCAATATCCTGGATATCAAAGGACAACGTGCTCAGCTGAAGCTAACGAGTCCTACTGATTCATTAACGATTAACCCAACAGACAAGCTATCAGCCAAAGGTACATTTGATCCGATTTTTGCATACGTTACTGGCACTAAGTCTGGCTATTGGGTTAGCGACTACAAAACAATAGATATTGTAATTAAGGTCGAACTGTCCAATAGTCAACAAGCATTTTTTACAGGAATTGATAACAACAGTGGAAATTATCGATCAACGGTTTTTTTCAATGGTCCTCCAACTCCAGTCCAAGTTGGTGCAAACTTGGTTGGTTTACATCCTGGAGTAATGATGTACTACCCTGACGCAAACAGCTTTCCTAGAGTTGATACTGATGTCGCATATACCAATGCTCTATTAGGATTTAACGGAAATACTAATCAGTATTACGTACAGCTTTATCAGCAAGACATTACTTCCACTGGTAATAACATTATCCTTATTCAGTGTAGAGCTGTCTTCCAATAATCATATAAAATTAAAGTAGCGATACTTGGGTAATAGGGTCAAATGGCTGTCTTAAATTTTCCGTTGAATCCTTCTGACGGAAATACTTATGTAGAGAATGGTGTAATTTACACTTACGTAGGGACGGCTCCTGACGGATTTTGGAAAGCAGATAATCAGAACTTTGTGGCAGATACGTTTGTAGACGTAACTGGAGATACGATGTCAGGAAACCTGACAATCACTCCTCTTGGCGGTAGCGGCGACCGTGCTCTGTATGTTGATAACAATGGTTTCATTAAGGCTGCAAATGGTAGCGAAGTAGTCACCAGCCCGTTTGTTGCCAAAATTGGAGGCACAATGAGTGGGAACCTTGTGTTTTCCGCTGCTCAGATTTCAAACTCAGAAGGTCATTTAAAACTCGGCGGCACAGGATCGATCAGTGCATCCAACACTAAGCTTGAGCTTCGCACAACTGGTACTTCTATATATCAGGAGTACAACCTTAATGATACAAAGCGTGCTTATATTGGTGTCAATCAGAACGAACTTCAGCTGCGTGGTGTTGAGGGACCGATTACTTTCTTCCAAGGTAATGCTGACGGATT